GATGCAGGAATCACAGGCAGACCCCACGGTCCTCGATCTGTACGACTTCGAAGAGGCCGCCCGCGAGCGCTCCAACTTCCTCGGCGTCCCGCAACGCCTGATGCGCAGTGCCGAGAGCGTGCAGAAGATTCGCGACGAGCGCGCCAAGGCTCAGAAGAACCAGCAGCAGCAACAGGCCGGCATGCAGATGCAGCAGGCGGCCGGCGAGGAAATGCTCAAGCGCGTTGCTGTGGCCTGATATCAACCCAAAGGAGTTCAGCAATGAAGATCGAAATATTGACCACTTTCCTCGATGGCAAGGATGAGTACATCAAGGACGAGGTGCGTATTGTCAGTGATGAAGCCGGTGCACGGTTCGTCGCAAACGGATGGGCCAAAGATGAAGCCGGGCGCGTTGCTGTTGCCGCCTCTGGAGAAACCGCCCTCGACATTCAAAACACCAGCATGGCGCAGGTGGTGACCCATGGCTAAATACACCAACGACGACGTGATGGATGGCGCCCTGAACGTCATCAAGAACAATGTCACCCGACAAGTAGCCTGTTCGGCCCAGCCGACGACCTATACCGAAGCCAATGCCACCTATGCGCTGGCCGACGTGACTATGGCATCTACCGATTTCACGCTGGCCAACGGCGATACGTCCGGCCGCAAGGTAACTGTAGCTGCCAAGTCCGGCGTACTGATCGACACCTCCGGCACTGCTACCCATGTCGCTCTGCTCGATGTGACAAATAGCAAGCTTCTTCACGTCACCACCTGCACGTCTATTGCACTGACGGCGAACGGTTCGAACACGGTGAATTTCCCGGCTTGGGATCACGAAATCGCGGACCCGACCTAATCATGAACGGCGTCTATGAAACCACGACGACTAGCGGCACTGGCACGGTAACGCTGTCAGCCGTTACCGGGCGCCCAAGATTCTCTGAGTTGGGCGTCGGGGCGCTCGTCCCCTACGCGATCAAGGACGGCAATAACTGGGAGTGGGGTTTCGGCAAGGTCGCGGCTAGCAATACGCTAGAGCGGACTCGCCCTACGGCCACGCTCGTATCCGGAACGCCGGACACGTCTTCTCCTTCAGCAATCACGCTTTCAGGCGGATCGGCTGATGTGTATCTATCCCCAATTTCGGGGGCAAATTCAGTTAGTTTCAGGCGCTTAGGCGCCGATGGTGGCCGCAAGGGCGTGTACTCGCCGCACGTGGCATCGCAGCCATCTAGTACGCTGGCACTTACCGCCGAACGTCTGTACCTGTTCCCGTTCCGCATTGATGATGCATTCACGCTGTCCGGGGCGTTCATTGACATGAATACGGCAGGCGCGGCTTCGACAAAGGCGCGGATCGGTATCTACCGGATGGACGAGAATGCGCAACCGGCAGAAGTACTGTTGGAGACAGGAGACATTGACACGTCAGTCGCCGCCGCCGTGCTTTCCGGAGCATGGACGGCATCTTGCCTGCCCCCCGACTGGTACTACGTTGGCCTGGTATGCAGCGGTACGCCGACTATGGTTGCCTATCCGTCGTCCGGGCACATTATGCAAACTCCTCTCGGTATCGACAACTCAGCCGGAAGCTGCCTGCCGTTGATCGGCTACTACAAGACGATTTCTGCCGGATGGACATCCCTTCCTGCGTCGCCTACAGGGTTGTCAAAGTTCTACTACAACACGTCGGCCTGGCCAGCGATTGCGCTCAAGGTTGATTGATGAGCTACGGCATTGATTCGTTCGGCGTAGGAAGTTTCGGAGCGCCGGCCGAGCAGGCTGGTGGCTCGGTTACGCTGGTCATTCAGGATTCATTGCAAGCGCAGACAATCGACAATCTCGGCTTGTCCGCCAATGGCGCCACCTATCTTGTAGTGCAGGACGTCGCGCAGGCACAAGCCATCGATGCTATCGCGCTAAGTATCCTGCCCGCAGTGGATTACAGAATCGTGCCGATGGGTGATTCAAACGCCTCCGGGCGCGGATCGTTCAACCAGACAAATAGCGCCGCCGATGCCTATCTGTTCGACAATGCCGACACGGCTGTGGCTCTCGCCGACCCATACGATGGCGGGACCAACAACTACGCAGCACTTGACGACAGCGGCAGTGCAGCCGGTTCGTATGTTCATCACCTCGCCGATCTGCTCGATGCGGCTGGAAAATCCGTCATGTTCATCCCGGCCAACAAGGGCGGAACGAAAGCATCGGATTGGACAAGCGCATCAGCAGGAACCGCCTATGCGGCCCTGAAGGATCGCGTCAATGCAGCAGGCGGTGACGGTCCTGATCTGGTGTTTTTTATCCATCTTGGGGCCAACGACGCGATAGCTGGTGTGTCGCAGGCGACGTTCACGAGCAACATGAACACCGTTATCGCCAGTCTTGCGTCAGACTTCCCTAGCGCCAAACTCGCGCTGCAGAAGATTCACCACAACAGCTCTGCAACCACGACAAATATCGACAACATCCGCGCTGCGGTCGATGACCTTTGGGCGAACAATGCGGACGTGAGCCGTGGCGCTGACCTCGAAGGTATATCAACAGGCGTTCATTACGGGCAAACGGGTAACACGACAACCTGCACATCCGAACTGAACGAGGTTGCGCTGCGGACGTATGGCGCGGTGTTCGGAGAGAGTTTGGTTGTGGCGGATTCCGCGCAGGCGCAAACGGTAGATTCGTTGGTGTTGAGCCAAGAATCAACGCTGGCTATTGCCGACTCTGCCCAGGCGCAGCTATCCGACATCGTTGTTCTCTCGCTGCCAGGAACCGGGGCCAGCGCCGAAGAAATCGCCGCTGCGGTCTGGTCGCACGCAGATGGCCGTTTTGTTTCTCGGTTTGGCCGAAACAAGTTCATCACCGATCCGACAACCGGGGTTGCCACACTGTACGACGATGACGGAACGACCGTACTCGCACAAGGGCAACTCTACGAGGATGCCGCCGGGACGCAGCCATACCGTGGGCGCGGCGCCGAGCGCCGGGAGCGCCTTGCATGAGCATCGTCCTTCACGGCCTTGGCGTTGGCGAGATCGACAGCGGTTCGTCGATTGTCGCCTTCGGCCTGGCCCGCGATCTGGACGAGGGTGAGACCGTCGAGCAGGCCGTTGCTTCGACCGGGATCGAAAACCTCTTTGTGGTGGATTTCGGGGGCGGCCAGCGTCAAGCCAATGCCGCCGAGTTCCGCCGCTTCAAGCGCATGGTCGCCGCAATGCAGATCGGCAGCCTGCAATTCCGCGAACGCAAGGGCAAGAAGGGCGGCATCGAATACTGGGCCGTCCGTGACCCGATGATCAAGAAGGCAGCATGAACCAAGACCAACGACCGACAGCCCAGGACTACGCCGATTTGTTCGAAGTCGACAAGCGCGGGCAGCGCATTCTCGAAGACCTGATCCGCCGCTTCGTTCGTCCGCCGGTCAGCGTCGGCGGCATCGATGCGGTACTGCAGACCTACGACCGGGCAGGCCAGCGCAAGCCGCTGGATTTCATCATGCAGCAGATCAACCGGGCCAATGGTGCGCCCGATGACAACCAAGAAGGAGATTGACCCATGAACCCATTCTGGAGGATTTTCTATGTTCGGATGGCTGAAGCGGATGCTGGCGAAGGTGGCGGGGCGGGGGCCGGCGATTCCGGTGGCGCAGCGGCCGACGCAGGACAAGGTGCCGCTGCTGGGGCTGGCGCAGCTGATAACGGGGGCGCGGCCGCAGCCGGTTCCGTCCTCGCCAACGCAGGCGGCGAAGGCCAGCAAAGCCAAGCCGTGGCGATCCCCGAAAAGTACCAAGTCAAGAAAGAAGACGGCACGGTCGACATCGAAGCCAGCAGCCTGAAGCTGGCCGAGGCCTATGGCCATCTGGAAAAGCGGCTCGGCTCTGGCGACGCACCGCCAAAGACCCCAGAGGAATACCAGATCACCGTGCCGGACGCGCTGAAGGATGCGCTCGACCCGAAGACCGACCCGCTGCTCGGTGCGTTCCTGAAGGATGCCCACGCCGCCGGCCTGTCGCAGAAGCAGATTGATTTGGTCATGGGCAAGTACTTCGATCTGGCGCCAAAGCTGATCGAAGGCTCGCGGCAGTTGTCCGAGGCGGAATGTATCGCCGACCTGAAGAACGAATGGAAGGACGACGCGACGTTCAAGGCAGAGGTCGGCAAGGCTTACAAGGCAGTGCAGGCCTACGGCGACAAGGACGCCCAAGCCATCCTGGCCGAGTACGGCAACGATCCGCGCGTTATCCGCCTGATGGCCCGCGTAGGCGCCGAGCTTGGCGAAGATCGATCGATCAATCCTGGCGGCACACTGCCGGGCGGTCAGAGCGTCGAAAGCCTGATGACCTCCGAGGCCTACACCAATCCGAAGCACGCCGACCATGCGCGAGTCAGCGCCCAGGTGCAGACCTACTTCAACAAGCAAGCCGAAGCGCAGGCCAAGGCCGGGAACGTGCCGATTCTCTGACCTACGCCACGCCAAACACCAAGCCCGCCGAGTGCGGGCTTTTTCTTTGGTCGGGAAACCGTCCGCACCCCAGTTCGACAATCTGCGCCATCACAGGCCCGGCGTGGCAGCCGGACACCCTGAATGCCCGCAGGTCTGAATGCAAGCCGATTCCGACACCGTAGCAGGCCCGGATGACCGGACACCCTGAAGGCTGATTACTGAATTCAACCTTTTGGAGAACGAATCATGTCCAACAGCATCACCGCAGCATTCGTGCAGCAGTGGGATACCTCGATCCGCCTGCAAGCGCAGCAAAAAGAATCCCGCCTGCTGGTCGCCGTCACTGACCGCGGCCAGATTTCCGGCGACGGCTTCACCGTCAATAACCTCGACAAGGTCGACATGGACGAAAACACCGTCCGCCATGGCGATACCGAGTGGGGCGATGCGAATCACACCAACCGCCTGGCCACCATGAAGGACTTTTACAAGGCCCTGCCGCTCGACCGCAACGACATCCCGAAGATGCTGGTCAATCCGGTAACCGGTGGCGACTACATGCAACTGCTGATGGCCGCCAAGAATCGCAAGATCGATGATGTGATCTACGACGCCCTGCGCGGCACGATCACCAGCAAGGACGGCGCGACCAGCTACACCATCCCGGCCGGCCAGAAGATCGCCCACGGCTCCACCGGCTTCACCAAGGCCAAGCTGATCCAGTGCCGCAAGATGTTCCGTGCCAACGAGTGCGACCAGCACAACGGCGAGGAACTGTTCATTGCCTACAACTCGGCCATGCTCGAAGACCTGCTGTCGGATACCACGCTGACCAGCGCCGACTTCATGGCCGTCAAGATGCTGCAGGAAGGCGACGTGGCCGGCAAGTGGATGTCCTTCAAGTGGATTCCCTACGAGACCCTGGATTTCGCCGCCAGCACCTACTACACGATGGCATGGGCCAAGTCCGGTATCCACTTCGGCAAGGGCTACGAAGAAGGCAACGTCACCCGCCGGGGCGACAAGAAGGACTTGTGGCAGGTATCCATGGGCGCGTCCTACGGTGCCGGTCGTCAGGCCGAAGAGAAGGTCGTCGAGATCGCATTCCAGTAATTTGGCGGGGCTTCGGCCCCTCCTTTGAATAGTTTCAAGGAGAAATGAAATGGCAGAAACCAACTCCCGCCAAGCTGCAAAGATTGCTCTTGGTCAAAAGCTGAAGAACTCGGAAGCAGGCCGCCTGCGCACCGTTGTTGTTCAGACCCCGGCAACCTTCGCGCAATTGGCCATCGACGACACGCTGGCCGGCGGCGTCTTCATCCCGAAAGGCGCGCGCATCGTCGGTTGCCGAATCAGTAACGGCACCGGCACCGCTTCCAGCACGATCAACGTCGGTCTGCGCAAGCGTTCTGACGGCACCGTGTTGAGCGCGACCGCAATCTCTTCGCTGATCGCCATCACCACCGCGACCACCACCCCGACCAACGGGGCGAATGGTGCCTACGTGGCCGGCGGTGTCGATCAGGAGCTTTCCGATGACGCCGAAGTTTATGTGACCGCCAAGGGCGCCGTGCTGGCTGCAAACCAGTTGCTGCGCATCGAAGTCGATTACATCGGCGCCTGATACCGAAGTCTCCACAGCCGTGAAAACGGGTTTGCCCGGCGTCGAAAGGCTCCGGGCTTTTTTACTTCCAAGGCCTGAAAATGTCCGGAAATAGCGCCGTATCAATCTGCTCGAATGCGTTGCTCCTGCTCGGTGACAGGCCGATCAGCAGCTTCGCCGAGAACAACGACCGCACCCGCCTGGTCGCCAACCTCTACGAATACAAGCGCGAGCGCGTGTTGCGGGCGCATCCGTGGAACTGCGCGACGAAGCGGGTGATCCTGTCGCCGGATACCGCATCCCCGGAGTTCGGCTGGGCCTATCAGTTCCAGCTTCCCAACGACTGGCTGCGCACCTTGTCGGTCGGCGAGGATGGCAACGAGGACGACTACGCCATCGAGGGCCGAAAAATCCTGATGAATTCGAACGCCTGCCTGCTCCGGTACATCTGGCGCAACGAGGTGGAATCGACATGGGATTCCTCGCTGATCGATGCGATGACGCAGGTCATGGTCGCGGCGCTGACCTACCCAATCACCAAGTCGACCACCAAGCAGGCGACCGAGGAAGAGATCGTCAAGCGCGTGCTGAAAGAGGCCCGCACCATCGATGGCCAGGAAGTGACGCCCGAGACTATCGGCGACTTCCCGCTGTTGGCGAACCGGATGCGCTGACATGCCCAAGGTCAAAGTCCTTCAGACGAACTTTTCGACCGGCGAGCTTTCGCCGCGCGCTTCCGGCCGGGTGGATATCGCCCGCTATCCGAATGCTGCCAAGACCCTGCGCAATGTGATTTCACGCACGCTGGGCGGCGCGGAGAAGCGGCCCGGAACGC